AGATACTAAACCTATGCCAGCCATGTTTTTCTCCGAAGTTCCACATTGTTTTACTAAATTTATTTATGAAATGCTACGTCTCTAAATGGGGAAACATGACGTGAACACTACCAATCGGGATAAATATCTACCTTTTCTCTTTTTCTCCTTCCCTGAGAAACTCTCTTAATTGAACATCTTTTACATTCATATGCGTATGCTGATGGCACATTTCCTCTATCCTTTCTCGTTTTATAAAAATCATTTATCAACTCCTTTGTTTCACCACATACCTTACATTTTCTCTGTTCAAAGAGTAAATGTTCTAATCCAAACTGATCTTCAAGTTCCATTATTTTTCAGCAGCATACAAAGCAAATGTGGATGTGGTTATAACAGTCATCATATTAGCAATATGTTGTTTAGTTTCTGAATCACATGTTCTTCCAGGCATTAAACACCCATGTATAGTTGCTGCTACTATTAATAACTGTGTGACAACTACCACTTGAATCAAATTAATAATTCTACCTTTTAAACAAGGAGTGCCATCTTTATTTAAAGGAGGATCCCATCTACCTCTTTTCTTTTCTTTATCCATTACCTGTACTCCCACATGTAAGAACGATCACCGTATTCATCAGCATACCAACGATCTCCTTCTCCATCTACAAAACTTTCATCCTCCGTTCCATCAACTATAAAACCAAACGGTGACATGTCTTGTTCAATCTGATCTCTTTGATCTTCATATATTCTTTTTCTAACATCTTGGTCTGTAAGTTCTTTAAAATATTCTTGTTGAACTAACCATGCGTATATCACAAGACACATAGCTAAGTCATCATTACATCCTTCCTCTGCTTCAAATGAGTTATGTTTCTGTATGAATGTAGTAAGTTCAGATATAATATCATAATCATTGAATATTATCTTCTCATCTTCAATCAAAGTTTTTAAGTTAGAACATCCTACTTTCTTTACAGTCTTGGACATCTTAACTCCAAGTTGAGTTTTCTTACCTGAGAATCCCTGTCCTACAATCTGACCAGCACGACCTCTCATTGAACATAGTAAGAGATTATCATACTCTAAGTCATATTGTATGATACTTGCAACTTGGTCTCCGATATCATTTACCTCACACAAAATAAAAGCATTGTTGTATGCCTTTGCAATATCTACAATGATACTGGGAAACAACATTGGTTTTATTTCATTATTCTTATACTTACCAATTACCTTATGTGGAAATGATGTGATGTCTGTAATTATAAATGCAGAATA